CGTCGCGTAGCACAGGCCGATCAGCTTGTGGGCGATGATCTCCATGTTGCGGAACTTCGGCTTGGTGCCGACATAGTTCTGCGCTTCAGCCTCCCAGTAGGCCTGGATGCCGCCCCAGCGCTGCCCATCCGCACGGCTGTCCTCATCGACCGCATTCATCATCAGTCGATTCGAAGTCATCGGCTGCTGGTAGCACCGCGAGGCCAGGGCGCCGACATCGTAGGTGCGCTGGATGATCTGATCGGAGAATTCGGGAGCAACCAGGAATCCGCCCTCTGCGGGTACTGACTCATTCGCGCCCAACGCGGCCAGCAGGCGCGGATCCGTCATGCGGCCCTGAGTGCGGTAGTGCGTGGCAACTGCCTTCAGTTGATCCCCGAGCGATTCCCACGGCTTCTTGCCCGCTTCCGCGGTATCGGCGCGAGCGGTGGACGCGGCGGGAGCTTTTCGCTCCTGCTCTTCGAGAAATTCGCAGTTCTCGATGTCCTGGTTAAGTTGTTCGACTTCGACGCGTAGCGCGTTGAACGTAGTGCGCTCCTCGTCGGTCAGCGGCCGCCCGCCGTTGGCGCTGGCTGCCGTCTGAATGGCTTTCATGGCATCAAGCTTGGTAGCTTTCGCCTGCAGTAACTGCTTCTTGTTCATGGATGAGTCCTTTGAATAAAGGCGAGAGGGTTGATCTGGATAGGGGAAGGCGCTGGCGCAGGCCTCGACGGAGTTGCGTCACGCGCAGCGATGGGCTTCGGCCCTAAACTTGTTTTAGGTGCTCTCCGGGCGGCGCGAGCGGACAGCGGGCACAGACTTCACCGGCTGGGATCGGCTCGACGCGCAAGATGCCGCGCTGATAGCACACGGCGACGGCATGGGCGCGATTGGAAGCGCCCAGGTAGTCGTAAAGCTGGCGGATGGAGTTCTTAATTACCTGCGGCGTGGTGCCGAATTCCTTTGCGATGTCGCCGTTCTCATAGCCCTCGGCGATCATCGTCAGGACGCGCACCGCCGCGGCGGAAAGTGTGTGCCGCACCAGGGGCAGTCGGGCTGGTTGTTCCCAGAGTTTCATAAGCGGCCCGCTAGGACAGTTGCGCGATGACTAGTTCGCGCTCCAAAGCCTCAGCTTCGGGTGCGGCGGCCGTTTCGGCACCCTGGTTCACGTCGTGTACCAGGTCCGCGCCTTCTTCCTGGCCTTGCGGATCACCCATGAAGCGTTCGGGCGCGACCGCGACCGGAGTCTCGGGCCGGGCTTCCGCCTGAGTCGAAGTTGAGCGCGAGACGCCGAAGCCGGCCAGCACATCATCGAGCGTCGCCACGCGGTCCACCATGCCCAGCTTCACTGCCTGCTGTGCGGTTACGACACGGCCTTCGCCGTAGCCGTTGCGCACATCTTCGACTTTCGCATTGCGGCCGCGCGCGACAGCGCGGGTGAACATGGAGTAATACTCATTCACCATGTCCTGCATCGCCTGGCGCGCTTCCTGGCTCAGCGGTTCGGTGGAATTGCGCTCGACTTTGTACTTCCCGGCGTAAACGTAAGTGACCTTCTCGCCGGCCATCTCCAGTGCTTTGGAAATGTCTTCATGCGCGTCATAGACGCCGACGGAGCCGACCAGGCCGGAGGGGGTGCAGACAAACTCGGTGGCCGAGCAGCCGATCCAGTAAGCCGCCGAAGCGCACAGCGCATCGGCGACCGCGGTGATGGTCTTCTTTCCGCGCGCCCTGTAGATTTCATCCGCCAGCTCCGGCACGCCATCGACGGTCCCGCCCGGACTATCGATGTCCAGCACGATCGCGCTGACAGCGGGATCGGCCAGCGCCGCCCGCAACTGTTTTGAAACGGATTCGCACGAGGTCCCGCCCGAATAGTCGCTGAACAGGTCGGCGCGATGGCAGATGGTGCCGTAGATCGGGATGACGGCGACCGCGCCCGTGCCATTGGTGACGCTCTTCGCGCGCGCGTTCATTTCCGCGTTCGCGGCGCGAAACTCGGCGAGGACCTCCGGTGCAGTGAAGCCGCCGGCGGCTTTCAGCTCGACGAAGGCGAGAATTGCATCCAACTTCTCCTGTTGAATTGCCCACGGCTGGGCATACACGGCGCGCAGGATGCGTTCATAGGTTTTCATTATGAGACCCGTTGTTAGTTGTCAGTTATTGGTTGCGGAGGGCAGGGCGTGGAGCGCTGCCATGGCCGCGAGTTCGCGGGCGCCGGCATCGGCCCACTTTTGCGCGATCAGATTGCGGTCAGCGACAGTGGCGAGTTCCAGCAGGCGCTCGGAGCAGAATTGCCGCGCGCGGCCGGGCGAGATGCGGAGCACGGCGCCGAGGAAGCCAGCATGCTTCTCGTAAAACGCTTCATAGTCCTGGGGCGGCGCCTCGCGTTGCGCCAGCTTGCGAACCACTTCCAGCTCTTTGCGGAGACAGCGCTCGGCGTTTGACAGCAAGAGGAGGCGATAGCGTTTGTCTGTATCCGCCTGCTCGCCGGTACTGTTGCCGGGATCACTCTGGGTTGGATCGGCCTCAGAGGTTTCGCCCGGTAGCAACGGCTGGGCGGTCGCACCCAGCTCCGCCCAATTTGCGGGACGCCAATACTTATCGCCGTCGGAAATCGGGTTCAGCCCTTCCATCACGCGTACATCGTTCTGGCTCAGCCAGCCGTTCTGGATCGCAATCTGATAGGCGCCATAGCGCGCGGCCGTATCGCCGCGCATCAGCGCGGCCATCGAGAATTTCGCGAGGTAGCGGTCATCCTGGATGAGGTCGCGGTGCAGCGTCTGCTCCCAATTCACCAGGCGCGGCCACAGACATTCGGTCGCGAACATGATGTTGAACTGCTCCACGGACGCATAGGTTGCGGTCTTCTCGGTTTCGCCGATAAGGTGGGGCGGCACGCCGAACATGGAGCAGATTTCGATGCGGCTGAACTTGCGGGCGTCGAGCAGTTGCGCGTCACTGGGCTTCACGCCGATTTCCTTGTAGGTCAGCCCGTGCGGCAGGACCGCAATCTTGTGGCGGTTACGGCCGACCTGAGATTCCTGCCAGTCATCGCGGAATGCGTTCTTATCGACCTTGTTCTTGAAGTTGGCGCCTTCGATGATCCCACCCGGGCGCGCATCGTTGGCGAAGAAGCGCGCCGAGTATTCCTGCGCGGCCAGGGCTACACCAAACACGTCGGCACCCAGCGATACCGTGCTTTGCCCGACATAGCCGTCATCCGACCAGTTGCGCAGGTGAAAGACTTCTTCCTGCAGCAGCACGCGGACCTGGTTCGTGAGCGGGTCGTTGTACTTGTAGCGCAAACGGCCGTCGCGCATGATCTCGACCGTCACCTTGTCGGGATGAAGCGGGAGCAGTTGAACGGGCCAGCCGCGCCCGTCCAGGATGATCTCGGAATAGGCGTTGCCGCGCAGTTCCAGATGGCCCTGCATCATCTGGCGCCACTCGAAGGAAGTCTGCTTTTCGTTCGGCCGCGCGGCGATGAGCTGGTGAATCGGGTGCTTGGGCACAAGGTCCTTGCCGCCATTGTCGGTTTCGCGATAGATGCCGAGCGGAAAGGAAGCGACCAGCTTTCCGATGACGCTGACGCAGGCGTACACGCAGGCGATGCGTTTGACCGTATCCGCGGTGATGCGCATGCCCGTCGATGAGCCCGCGCCCACCGCGTAGTACCAGTAGTCATCCCAGGGCGCGGGAGCTCCGGACGATCCGCCTTCCGCATCGGCGCGCAGGCGGGACATGCCCTCAAGAACGGACTGAACTAAACCCATAGCGATTACTCTCTGTAATAGCCAAGACTTGAAGTGTCCGATGGGGTTTTGGTACCGTCAGGCAGACTCGGCAGGGGTTTTGAGTGTAATCGCCTCCCTTGAAAAAAGCTGCAAGCATTGGAGAGAAAGGCGTCCTCCGGTAGCTTTTTTCACGCTTGCTTGTGACGGTAGGCCGTCATGCTGACCTGTTCACGAGAATCGGGCGCTATGCAGATTGTTCCAAGTGTGCCCCAAAGCAATGGACAGGCTCCACATTGTTTCTGTGAAGACGCAGCTGTCCCATACTCGTCCGCCGGAGGTTCTGATCCATGTCCGCCGGTGAGCCCACGCCAGCCCCGAAGTCCCAACCCTCCGATCTGGACGTGAAGCTTGAACGGGCATCGAAGGTCGCCAATATCATCACTCCTATGTTGCTGGCGCTAGTTGCAGGACTTTATACGGTCCAGAAAGACTGCAGCGAGAACCGCACTCGCGACGCGCAGATCGTGAGAGAGCAAGAGGCGCTCAATACGCAGCAGCAACGCGATCAGGAGCAGCGTAACTGGGACCGCAAGCAGAAGCAATACAGCAACTTTTCGGCGTTGATGCCGCTACTGACCAGCGGCAAAACTTCCAACGTCGACGCCGGCCTGAAAATCTATACCGCCGAAGCCAGCGACGGTGTGGCCCCCACCAGCCTGCAACTGCTGATCGATGACCTCAAAGCCAAGCACCCGGAGTTGCGCCAGGCGGCCGACCAGGCCTACAACGCAGGCCAGACACAGATACAGCGCGAAGCATGCAGCCAGCTGCCGGATGGTCTTTATATCCATGTGGCGAACAGCGTGGAGCAATTACAACGCGGCCGCAAGCTCGCGAATTTCCTGATGGCGGCCGGGATTGTGGTTCAGGGCGTGCAGCGCATCGATGCTGGGCCTTCGAACACCACGCTGAAGTGGTATCGCAGCAGCGCGACCGACCCTGACGCCGAGAGGATCACTGCCGCGCTCGTCTACCTGGGTTTTGCTAATCCCGCTATTGTTGACCTCACCAAGCAATTTCTCAAGAAGGGTTGTACCGCTCCTGGCATATACGAGTTGTGGATCGGCAGCAACACGCCGCTCGCAGACTACGGCGGCCCCGGATAAAACTCCCTCACGAGGTCATGGAATCAGGTCTTGACGAGCTAGGATCCTTCTCGAAGAAGCAACCGGCGCCTGCAAAAGTTCTCCGCATTGGGATTGTTGGTGATAAATCCCCATAGCGCCCATTGAGTTTGTAGCCGACAAAAGGGGCCTTGTTCGCAGCCGCCCGTAAGATTCGAACTCAAGCTATTACGATAAATCGCTGGGCGGTGTCGGCGGATTACGGCGGGCTGCGCCCAGCAGCAGCGCGAGCCGGATCAAGCCCGCGCCCGCGACCATCGACGCTACCGCATAGGAGAAGTGGGCGACGCCGGCGACAATGCAACTGCCGCCAACCACAAGCAGAACGTCGGGAACCTCCGGCAGCAGGGTCAGGAATTTCTTCATACCGTGATGACTTCCGGAGTGGTGTAAGGATCGGCGGGCGCTGCGATGAGACGGCTGTTGGCAATGACGGCCGCTACTACGCCATCGATCTTCTTGAGCCGGTCTTTCGGTTTTACGGGCCGAATGTTGCCGTTGTTATCGCGCAGAATCGCGACGTTTTCCATCATCCAGCGCGCGACCTTATCGCCGTTGTGCCGGAGCTGGACGCCCAGCACCTTAGCTTCTAAGTCTTTCGCGGCTTCGCTCAGATGTCGGAAGTTCTGCGGGACCTCGACCATGGTGATGCCGGCTTCGGCGAGTTGCGTCGCCAGATGCAGCGCGTTCCACGGGTCGAAGCCGATTTGCAGGATGTTGAACCGCTGCGCGAGCTCCTTGATGTCGTCGCGAATGATGTCGTAATTCGAGACGTTGCCGGGTGTGGCTTCCAGCAGTTCGGCCTTCACCCAGGCGTCGTACTTGTGATCACCGGCCTCGCGGCGCTTCTCGACCGTATCTTCGGGCAGCCAGAAGCGGAACAGGACCGTCATCGGCTCGCCCTCGAAGGGCGGGAAGATCAGGGCGAAAGCATTCAGGTCGCTCTTTTCCGAAACGTCGAGCCCGCCGACGCAATCGCGGCCCTCCAGCCGGACTACATCGAACTCGGACCGGCAGGCGTCCCAATCTTCAATCGGGATCCAGCGTTCGGCCTGCTGCGTCCAGCGGTTGAGATGCTTGCAGAGAAAATTGTTGAGCGCGGCGGCATTGCGGCGCGCGCGCTTCGCCTTGTCGCGCAGATCATCGAGGAAGCAGGAAACGCCCAGGTTCGGATTCGCCTTGATCCATACCGATTCGTCCTGCCAGTCATCCTGGTCATCGAGCGCCGCGATGAAGGCGAACCAGGCATCGTCCTCGATATCGATCTCCGGGTCGAGAACGTCGATGCAGTACCCGCGCAGCTCGTAGCAGATGCCCTCGGTATTGAAACCGGCCGTCGTAATCGCGGCGATCAGCGGCTGAGTGCGGGCGCCGGTCGCGGTGTCGATCACGTCCCACACCGCGCGCGTCGGGTGCGCGTGCAACTCATCGACGCCGGCAGCGTGAATGTTCAGCCCGTCCAGCGACTTCTCATCGCGGCTTAACGGCTCGAACTTCGAATCGCTCGACGGAATGTGGAGGTTGCTGCGATAGCTCTGAACGAAGGCGCGCAGCTCCGGCGAGCTGTGGACCATCCGCTTAGCTTCGTTGAAGACAATGCGGGCCTGGTCTTTCTTCGTCGCCGCGGAATAGACTTCCGCGCCCCGCTCGCCATCGAGCGCGAACAGGATGATGAGGATGGCGGCAAGGAACGTGGATTTCCCGTTCTTGCGCGCGATCTCAATGTATGCGCGGCGGAAGCGGCGCGTGCCGTCCTCTCGCTTCCACCCGAAAAGGCACCAGACGATGAATTGCTGCCAGGGCGATAGTTCGAAGACCTGTCCGGCCCATTTGCCCTTCGAATGGTGGAAAAACTGGAAACAGTCGATGGCGAACTGCGCATCGGCATAGTCGAACCACAACCCGCGCTGGGCGCCAGTCTCGAGATCACGGACATGTCGCTGGACCGCGCGCCGTACATGCTTGCCGACGAGGACGCGGCCGGCCAGGACATCAGCAACATATTGTTCGGCGGGATGCGGCGACACACGTTAGTTGACACTCGATGGCACCGTCTGCGGGCGGTCCGCCAGACGACGCTGCTCCCGCGCCCGCAACATCTTCTGCAGTGGCGACGGCCCGCCTTCGGGATCGGAGCCCTTAATGCGGGATCGCGAACTTGGCGTCATACCGAACTCAACCAGGAATTTGCGCATCTGGTCGATGGCTCGCTCGGCGATGCGCAGGTACGGATTCACCAGCGGCAGGCCTTTTGGCGTCTTAATCACCGCTCCGAAGCGCTGGATGTTGGCCTCGGCCTCGACCCAGCGGCCCCAAGCCTGACAGTACGCGGCCAGCGCCGCACGATCGACGATCGTGAGCAGGTTCAGCCGGTGCAACTCCAGCGAGATACGGCGCCACTCTTTACGCGCGTTCTCGTCCAGGTGCTTCGGACACTTGGGGATTATCTTGGGCGGTTGCGGCTCATCCAGGTTCAGCGGTCGCTTGCCGGGATTTCCGGTGAGCTCTTTAATCGCTGTCGGTAAGGGTCTGCGGCCCCGCATACTCGGAAATCAAATCGATGTCAGCGCGATGTCGCGCCGTGTGCGCTCGAACAGCACGTTCCGGTAACTCGACCCTGAGTCGCTCCCAGGGCGGCGAGTTGGGGACGGGTTCAGCTTACGGCGTGATCTCCCAGACCACGCCGCAGCCCAACCCCTGGTCTCGGCATATCCCGACGCCGCCATCATGTGTTGTGCCGTAAATCCTGCCGTCCGGAGTTAGTAGTGGCGTGCTTTGGGGATGACCTCCATCCGCCTGTCCCGAGAAGACGTGAAGTGTAGTGCGGTTCCAAGTGTCACCGGAGGCGCTGAGCCTAAAGACGGTGCCAACCTGGTTGCCAGCGGCGGCGCTGTCATTTTCGAGCCAAGTGGTTCCGAAAATGCTGCCGTCGCTGTCCAAAGCGACTGGGGCAAAAGGGCCTGCAACGCTGGTTCCGTAGCCGCTTGTGAACCCGCTGTAGAGGACATTCAAGTAGGGTTCATCAGGCAAACCCGATAGTTCGAAAACAGCTCCGTTGCTATACACTTGCCCGTAAGCACCCCAGTAGGTGTCGCCATAGAGATTGCCGGTATTGTCTGCGGTCAGCCCTGCCTGCGGGACTTCCCCCGCATCATTTCCGTTAAAACTGTAAATCGTGTCTTCGGTCCAGCCGGAACCGGATAGTCGTAGTCGAAAAATGCTACCGACTCCATCTGCGCCACCTCGAACAGTTGTGCCG